AAAAAAGAGAAAATCATTGCATATTCTGACGATATCAAGCGTAATTTCATCTTTTTGTCCGATAAAAGACCCTCAAAAGAGGAAATTGAAGAAGATGCAAGGCTTGGAATAGTCAGATATGTACGGGATGAAGAGTATCAGAACGCTATGGATGAATTGTGTATATTTACAACGCTTGGTAAGAACGAACACGATGACGCACCTGACGGTTTGACGCAGCTTGAAATGTTCATAGAGGGTGATGGAGTAGCAACGGTTGAAGCGGTGAAGAATCCGTTTTGTAGGGGGTAGAAATGACAGGTAAAGATTGGATTGAGAGCATAACAGATACTTTGCAGGAAAAGAAAGAGCAACTACAGAGGGAAGATGAACGATTACGAACACTCCGGGCAGAAGTTATCAGTATGACAGCGATACTTTATAGTGACGATAAGGTACAGGCTTCGGGTTCTGATGACAAGCTGCTACAGAAATATGTGCTTATGGACGAAATCAGCCGAAGAATGTTAAGGGAAATGGAAGATTACAACATTTTTCGGTCAAATGCGATACACAGGTTATCGGCAATGATAAAGAATCCGACACTTGCATTTATCCTTGAAGCAAGGCATATCAATTTTATGACTAATGCGCAGATATCAAAGGAGTTAAAACTTAAGGACAGGGCGATTCATTATAAGTTCAACAAGGCTTATGACCTGCTCAATTCAATCTACATTTTGGAGAAATACAGAAAATCTTGTTAGAAAGTTGACAATGCACCCCAATATGTTGTAGTTTGATAGTGTGTAGTATTGTAATTAGGCACTTGTGGGTAACCACAGGTGCTTTTTTTGTGGACATTTTTATGGTTTTCAAGAGTTCTGATCCCATAAAACATAATACCAAGCCATTTTCAGAATTATGCCATGATGTTTATGGTCGCAAGGTTATCCGTACAACTCTTAATAACGTCACTCGTGACAATATTTTGAAAGACGTACTCGATGCCATAGTGATACATAGGTTGAATCGTGAAGAGATTGACTATCTTGACAGATACTATCGTGGAGATCAGCCGATTCTGTATCGTGAAAAAAAGGTTAGACCAGAGGTAAACAACAAGATAGTTGAAAATCTTGCACAGTTTATCGTTGATACCAAAACGGCATATATGGCAGGTGAGCCGATTCAGTATGTTCTTCATGGAACAGATGAACAGAAATCCGAGGAAATCAAGCGTCTAAATACTCTTATGGAGTCCGAGGATAAGCAATACTACGATATCGAGTTATGCCGTTGGCGTTCGATATGCGGAACAGCATACCGCTTTATAGACAATAGTGTGGATGGTGACACACTTCTTGATGAAGCTGATTTTTCATTTGTCGAATGTGATCCAAGAGATACATTCGTTGTTTACTATCAGAACGACAGACCTGCTTATGGCTGTATTATCCGTCAAGACGAGGATGGTGCAGAGATATACAACGTCTATGCAAAAGGGTTTTATGTAACCATTAAGAACGGCAAAATTGTGTCTACTGCTCCAAATGGCAACGGTGGAATACCGATAATTGAGTATCCGAACAATGCAAGGCGTTTATCTGATATCGAAATCACTATCTCGATGACAGACGAGATAAACAAAATGGCATCCGACCGTTCAAACGGTATTGAACAGTTTGTGCAAAGTTGGGTTAAGTTTATCAACTGTGAGATAGACGAAGATACATTCCACAAGATGCGTGATAATGGCGCACTTGTGGTTAAGTCCAACAACGGTGCAGAAAATAAGGCTGATGTTGACATTCTTACAAGTGAGTTGAATCAGACCGAATCGCAGGTAGCGGTTTCGGATTTGTTTGAGAAGCTACTTGTAGTACAAGGACTTGCAAACCGCCAGACTTCATCATCTGGTGACACAAAAGGTGCGGTTGAACTCCGCAACGGTCATTTTGATGCTGAAAACCGGGCAGAACTATCAGAGCCTATTTTCAAACGTGCGGAACGCCGGATGCTCCGCATTGTACTAAACAGATTGCGCATCAAGCAAGGGTTTTCTCTTTTACCGTCAGATGTAGAAGTAAAGATTAGCCGTACAAAGGCTGACAACATACTGACAAAAGCAGAATCCTTACAGATGATGCTTGATAGTGGTGTAAATCCTGACAGAGCAATTAAAACCGTTGGCATATGGTCTGATCCCGAACAAGTTGCATCAGAAAGCCGTGATAGGATAGATGCTTTGTTTGAATCAAAGATAAGTCAATCCACACAGACCGAGGTAACGGACGATGGCGAAGATAGACGAACTTCATAATTACGCTTATCCGTCATCTTATCTTGACGAATTGCATCAATATGACAGCAAAGATCATTCACAGAATGAAATACACGTTTACGGCAATCGTGGTGCTGTCTATGGTGGACTTGATGAAGTACACCTTTATGGTGGTTATACATCCGAGGATGAACTAAATCAGCCGTCCAAAGAGTATGAAATCATTGATATTGATAAATACTTTGATGAAATAGAGGATTTGGACGAAGAGCAAAAAGAAATTCGCAAAGAAATTGCGACAGAGTTCAAAGATATTCTAAAACTCATTTTTGCCCTCATATTAGCCGATTTAAGGGTGGGTAATGATGTTAATGAGGGATTTTACCACTCATTAGCCAAAAGTCGGTTTATGGACGTAATAGACACCAAATTGCCGTATATATCGGTGGGCATATATGTTGAAATTGAGAAATACATCAATCAAAACATAGATTTGGTCATAGATTCGACTTTCAGAAACCAAAATCAGCCGTATTTCTTTTCCGAAGCAAGGGCAACGAGCATAGCGGTTGATGATGCTATGGCAAGCGTAACTATCGAAGAGTTACAAGAAGCCATTGAAGCCGGATACAAGTACAAGATTTGGGTTTCGATGCGTGACAGGAAAGTTCGTCACAATCACGAAATCGCTGACGGTCAGAAAGTCGAGATTGATAAACCGTTCAAAGTTGGGCGGTGCTTGATGCAAGCACCCTTGATATTTGATGAAGCATCCGAATACCAGGATGCAAAAGAAATCGTGAACTGTCGATGTTGCCTGATATACAGCAATAAAGCAGATTAAAAGTAATGAAACTTCGGAATATCCGAGGTTTTTTTATTTATAAAAAAGCAACTATGCGTAAAATAGCGAGCCGATGCAGAGCAACCTGCGTTATCAAAGCGAGGGCAGAAAGGAAATGAAAAGTGAATAGAATACAGGCAGCAGAGAACTTGAAGTCATTTGGAATCGAAGAGCCGACAGACGAGCAGATAACCGCTTATCTGAACCAGGTTGGCAGCGAAACCAAGAAAGAAAAGGACAGAGCCGAAGCATTTAAGGCGCAGGCAAGCAAGGCAGACGAGTTAAAGCAGAAACTTGACGAGTTGAACAACGCTAATCTGTCCGAAGTCGAAAAGGCAAACAAGGCAACCGAGGACGCTAATAAGCAGATTGCAGAACTCAACAAGAAGATTGCAAACATGGAACTTAAAGCACAGTTAGCAGAAAAAGGCATTGTTGGTGAGGATGCTGACAACCTTATCGGTGCTGATGGCAAGTTGGATATCGAAACGCTTGGCAAAATCATTTCCGAACGTGAAACCGCAGCCGCAAGTGCTAAAGAGAAAGAACTTCTCGATAATACACCAAGTCCAAAAGGGAATGACGGCGGTGGAAAAGAAGATGATGTTAAACCTGCCGACCTCAAAATGGCTGAAAAAATCCATTTTGTAAGCGGCGTGGATAACACAAATAAAGATTACTACAAACTGTAGACCAAGAAAGAGAGGAAGAAAGATGGGTAGAGTAATCGAAAATACCTATGGTCAGTCTATTGGCGTTCTTAAATTCTTCCCTTATCAGGCAAAAGCAGTTCTGATTAAGGAAGAGGGCGTTGTAGCTGACGCTGACGGCAACAAGATCGTCAAAGCAGGTACTCCTTATCCGGCTAACGATGATACTTGCGAGGGTTATGTCCTTGAAGATATCGACGTTACGAATGGGGATGCACCCGGAG